CGAAGATTACACAACAATGACAAAACGTATCAATGGTGGCACACTAGGTATAGATCACCGTATTTCCGCAATTCACAAAGCAATGGATATTTTAGGGGCATAAAATGAAAGCAGACAATTTTAAGATTACAGGCGCTGCAAGCGCTGGAAAAACCAAAGGCCACTATGTGGTAGAGCGAGAGCATGAAAAGGCCACAGAGCATGAATTAAAGCGTTTGGAAGCCAAGCTAGATAAGCACATGAGCCTCCCAATGGAAAAAGCGCATCCTGAAGGCAAAAGCCAAGCAGAAGCGCCTCTTCCAAATATGCGGAAATACTAAGTAATTCTGTTTACCTTAGCCTTTTTCATTGCTGCCTCATATTGCTTCTTGGCTTGATCGTCAAGTTTGCGTAGAGGCAGTTCTTGATAGTGCTTCCATTTTTCATGGTATTCAGGCAATTCTGAGGGTGGAATCCAGCCGTATTTCAGCCTCCACCTTTCAGTAATGTCTGTTCCTGATGCGGTCCAAATAAAATCACTCATGCAAGCCCCTCCAATTCGTCCATAATATTCATCGCATAGGCCCTGGCTGTAGCTTGATCTAAGGTTGTATAAATGTCAATGTGCTTAATTGCAGTCTTTATAGCCTCATTCCAAGCCATTTCCCATAACTTTTGGGCCGTTCCATCTTCAGGAGCATCAGGAAACCGCTCCTTAAATATTTCCTTTCTTAGCATAACAACTCCTTAAAACGGAATATCTTCTTCAAGTTGACTTAAATTCTGTGGCGCAGAATGTCCTTGGGGTTTATCTTCAGGCTCGTTTAGGTAAGCAAAAATTGAACCTTCTTTCATAGCAAACACAGGAATGGTTTCTATTTTTAACATTAGCCCATGCTTGGTTTCCATAACTACACCAATAGACTGGTATTTCTTTTTAGATTTACCTTCTTTATCGGTATATTCCGAAACCGCTGCTTTTACAAAGTATTTAACTGACATTTTTATTCCTCTTCCGTAGTTTCTAGTTGTGAATTACCCATAATTCCGATATCTTTTGCTCCAACATATGCTTTTAACTGGCCATTTAACCAGTTTGTAAGCTCTGCTTTATCAATAAGATGGGTGTTATATCCAGCAATATTGCATGAATAGATTAGTTTTATTTCCTTAAGCATCTTTGCTCTCCATTAAATTTACTTCCTCCTCGACTTCACTTAAAAAACTACTAATTTCTGCTTCCATAAAAAGAATAAACTCTGCATCCCTTGGAATACGTTTTATAAACAATTGGCTGCGTTCAGGCATTCTAGGATCAAACGATACGAAATCGCACCATTTACGTCCTGTAACCGCCATTTGTGCTTGCATTTGTATTATGTATTTATTCGGTGGCTCATCTGCCTTTATATAGGACCAATGTGTAGGAGAGTTAGGACATTTAATTTCAATAAGTCCATCGTCCCCAACCAGGCCATCAGGAGAACAACCGAACCACTTAATTTTAGGATGATCGACAAAAGGGATTTGATCGACAAAATTACCAGTTGCAACTTCATAAGCTACCCTCGCTTGCGGTTCAGTTAAAGTTCCCCATTCCATTGATGCGTTGGTGTAAGATGGCTCTAGGGCTTTTGTAACTCGTTGTAAGGCAAGCTCAATCAGGTAGTTGACTCGACTAACTGAAGGCCCTGTCTTTGTCTTTGAGAGTATGTCGGCAACCCTAGAGGCCGTTACTTTTCCAAGGCGCATTTGATGCCATTCATTTGTGCCTTGTTTTACGGTTAGGTCCACAAGCCCAGCAAATGGTATTGGTTCAACGGCTATTCGATCTTCTGTTGTAAATGTGGTCATGTTAAGCAACCTTTTTATAAACCGCAGCCACTACTTTTAAAACATACTCTAGGTCTCGCAAGCTAATTTGACCCATAAGTTGCAGTATTTTCATGACGGCCACATCATTGTCTAAAGGGCTAGGCTCTACTAAAGATTCAATCATTTCTCTTGTGCCTTTCTTAGTATTGCTCTAGCAAACGCAATGTTTTGTTCACCTGTGTCAGTTTCCATTCCACTCCAAATTTCAATTATTTCCTCATCTGTTAGTGTCTTTTCAGCTTCTTGCGTAAAGTCAGATAACCTTTGTAGTGCGGCTTCCTTTTTCAACGCCTCAATTTCAGCTTGTTGCTCTACTACTTTTGCATAAAGTTTGTCGTGATTAACAAGTAAAGAATAGTATTCAGCTTGTTGCTGGCGCACAAAGTCTGCATATTGCTGAAATGGTTTGCCTTTTCCATCGCCCTGTATCCAATAAATGTTTTCCAATTCATCAGCTATTTGTTTTGCATTCATTTCTCTTGTGCCTTTCTTAGAATCTCATCAAACATCGCTTTTAGTTGCCAATTCTGACTTTTTGGCATCTTTGGCTGCGGAAATCTTAGCGACTGCGGATTTATCTTTTGAGAGTTGATGATAGGCATTACCGTATATGACTTTGAGTTCATCGATGTCTTTCGCTGTGTTGATTGCTTTTACCCAAGTATCTGCTTGGTCCGTTAAGTCAGGTGTATCTTCCTCAGGAATATCCTCTCCTGCGTAGATATACAAACCGATACCATGTAAGGCGATGGCCTTGGCAAGGCAGCGTTGCATGGCGGTATTGACCTCCATTGCGTTGGGGTTCGGTATAGCTTTGTTTTGGTGGTTTAGGACAGGCAGTTGGGCCGTCATAGTCTTGCCAAAAGCGTTAACCGAGCAAAATACCATCAACGTCTCTGCAAAATACATGGGATCTTTATATTCCCAAGTTGCGCCTGGATCTTGCTGTAATAGCTGGTCTACTGCCCATGCCCAGCTTAAATATGTAAATTTACCCTTGCGGTCTGTATGCTCATTTACATTGATCTTGCGTAGTTCTAAAAATTTACTCATCACTTACTCCTATTAAGAATTTAACCACTCATCAAAAGTTTTAGGAACTTCATCGTCTGTATAAGCCAAATAACATTGATATCTATCCCACAATTTGCCTTGGTATTGCATGCCTTTCTCCTATATCTCAATTTTGGCTGTTTCCATCATTTCAAACTGGTTGGTAATTTGATTGCTGATCATTACATTAATCATGCTTTCTGCGTAAAATTTGGTGTAATGCGGAGTGCTGAGATATTCTTTAAGAATTACTAGCATGGCAGTATGTTCCTCATGCCATCTATACATCTCCCAAAGAGCCTGCGTTTTGGGGCAATACTCGGTCTTTTTCTTGGTCATCACTTATTCCTTAATCGTTAATTTCATACTCGGCAACATCCCTAGCGATGTGCTCCATATATTCCATCGCCATATTGATTACCTTGCGCCCAATTTGCTCGTAATCGCCTGAATTGATTGCATCTTGTAAGGCTTTGTCGGTATCCACATCCATTTCGCTAAGGGCCTCGGCAATAGCACTTGAGGTCCTGTAATCGAATTTACCGCCAACTTTGATTAGTTCCCATGTGCGCTCTTCTATTTCATCGGAGCGGTCATCGTAGTCTTCAGGCTCGTAGTAAGCATCGTGTCTTGACATACCCATGATTAGAACCCCCATCCAAACATACAGCCTAGGAGGATTCCTAAAAGTATTACACCGACTACATCAAATATGATTTGTTTCATTTGCTTTCCCTTCTTCACTTGGTTAAAAAAATTTACTGCGTAAAAGAACTATAACTCAAAAGTCATAAAAATGTCGAGTTTTATATTAAGACAATCCCTAATTAAAATATTTGTTGCTTTTTACCAAATCATGCTATTCTTGCGACAAATAAGAGGAGAATTGCTACATGAATCAGTTTTACGAATTAAAAATGGAGTTCGGTTCTTTAGCCAATCTAGCCCACCAGCTTGGGATTAGGGAGTCATCTGTATATCAATGGGTGGCCAGGAAGCAGATTCCGCTAAAGCATATAAAAACCCTAGAACGGCTGTCTGAGGGCCGTCTTACCAAGGAATTGTTGCGCCCTGATCTTTTCAAGGGTTAAACATGAACTTTTATCCTTTCCACATAGGTGACTATATCAGCCACACAGCCCATTTAACGAATGAAGAAGATTTAGCCTACAGACGATTGATTGACCTCTACTATTTGACCGAGAAACCTTTGATTAACGACATACCTACTCTTGCTAGGCGGACAAAATCGACACAGGAGGCTGTTTTAGCGGTTTTAGGCGAGTTTTTTGAGCTAGATGAGGCTGGGGTAGCCTGGAGCAATAAAAGAGCCACAGAGGAGCTTTCTCGCTATAAGGCGATGGCTGAGGGTGGACGCAAAGGTGCAGCTAAACGGTGGAATAAAGAAATACCCACCTTATTGCCTAGCGATAGCCCCCCTAAACACCCCCCAATGCCAACCAAGAACCATGAACCAAGAACCAAGAACCAAATAAATACTAAGACCCCTGAAGGGGTTAGTGATTCGGTTTTTAAAGATTTCCTTATGTTGCGAAAAAGCCACAAAGCGCCTTTGACCGAGACCGCTTTAAAAGGTTTAGCAAGAGAGGCTGAAAAAGCCAAGATGACTCTAGAGGCTGTGATGGAGCTTTGCTGTCAAAGGGGATGGAGAGGATTTAAGGCTGATTGGATAGAAAGTATTGATCCTGTTACCAAAACAAAGGAAATGCCTTTAGGAACGGATGCTCAAATCGAGGCAGCGTATAGGGCCGAGTGTGGCGATCCTACAAAGGCAAGATTCAATTCCTATTACGAAATGCGCAACTTTATCGTAGCTCAACGTGAGAAAAGAAAAAAGGCATGAGAGTTTTAGTAGCTTGCGAATATTCAGGTCGAGTAAGAGATGCTTTCATTAGGGGGGGGCACGAAGCCATGAGTTGTGATTTGTTGCCAACTGATCAGCCTGGGCCTCATTACCAAGGTGATGTAATGGACATCATTGCAGATGGTTGGGATTTAATGATTGCCCATCCTCCATGCACACATTTAGCGGTTTCAGGCTCGAGATGGTTTAAATATAAAGAAAAGGAACAGGCCGAGGCTTTGGAATTTGTGCGTTTACTGCTAAATGCGCCAATAAAACATATAGCTTTAGAAAACCCTATAAGCGTTATATCCAGCAAGATTAGAAAACCTGACCAAATTATTCAGCCTTGGCAATTTGGGCATGGAGAAACAAAGGCAACTTGTTTGTGGCTTAAAAATTTACCCAAGCTATTGCCAACAAATATTGTGGAAGGTAGAGAAGCAAAGGTCCACAAGATGCCACCTAGTCCTGATCGGTGGAAATTACGCAGCACGACTTATCAAGGAATTGCCGATGCATTTGCCAACCAATGGGGGAACTTATGAAAAAGACTTTAAAAGCAGCGAAGAATACCGTCACCAGTGCGAAGTTCGATGGCTTCTTAGATTCAGAAATGAACAGGGATTACAGCGCTTCAGAGAGTATTTACGATCTCCTGGATTTGGCGCACGAATTACAAGAATCCTACATGACGTATCGGAACAATGGAAGAAGGGGAATCGAGGAAGGTTGGGAGATTGGCGATGAGTGATTTAGAGCATTTAAACGACAGCCGAGTAGAAAAGGCTTTGATATTTTTATCTTCAACCGACGAGGACCATGCAATATTGGCTGGCGAGGTCAAACGCTTGGAAGAATGGATTAAACAATCAAAGGCCCATGCTTTTTTGCTTTCGCAAGGAACGGTTGCAGAGCGAGAGGCCCAAGCGCTTGATAGCCCCTCTTATAGCAAAGCTGTAGAAGAATGGGCCAATACATTTAAAGAGTTTAAGACTTTAGACAACAAGCGCCAGCATGAAATACGGATTACTGAAATATGGCAAACACTTAGCGCAAACCGCAGAAAGGGAAGTTTATGAAACGCAGCATGGAAGAGATTGTTGATTACCTTGAGGAAATTAACGAGCATGAAATTATTGAATTTATTAAATATCAATATAAAGAAATTGAGCAATATCGGAATGAAACCAATTACTGGTTCAACAAGTGGAACGACTGCTTTCAAGGCAGCGTTAAATATTTAGAAGCACAACTTTTTGGAGGAACTACAAAATGAAAGATTACTCATTACCTTACATAGTTTTAAACAGCTTGCTTAAAAAATACCATGACATGATGCTAAAAAACAACAGCGATCGAGCCTATGAAATAGCAACCGACATGGTAGAGATGGCCCTATTACTGCAAGACTTTGCTGGCGAAAATGCGAATAAAAAAGTTTGATCAAGGGTTGCATGATCGATACGATCCTCCTGCCAGGGCTGCGGTTTCGGCTTGGTTAAACAATATTTGGGGTGTTGATGCGGTAGACAACCCTGATATATATGGAACGGATTTAGTTATATATCGAGCAGGCAAACATGTGGGCTATGTTGAGGTTGAGGTCCGCAGCTGGACACCCTATTGCCCTTTTAAAACTATCCATGTGCCAGGACGTAAAAAGCACATGTTAGAGGTGGAAAATACATTATTCTTTGCCTTAACGCATGACATGACCCATGCGTATTGGATCAAGGGCAGTAAAGTATTTTCCCATCCTCATGTAGAGCTAAAAGACGAGGAAAAGCATGAGTTTTATTATGACGTTCCATTAGAGCTTTTTAAATATGTTGATTTAACAGAAATTTTTTGATGACTAAAGCTGAGAAAGAACGTTTTCGAAAGATTGCAGATATAGGCTGCATATTGTGTTACATCCAAAACAATAAAGGAACAGCTTGTGAAATACACCACATACGCAGAGCAGGACAGCGAAAAACAGCGCCAACAATCGGACTCTGTCCAATACATCATCGATTCCATTTGGGAATTCACCACCTTGGACGTAGAGCTTGGGAATCTGCTCACTCAACGACAGAAGAGGATCTTCTTGAACTCACCAATAGGTTATTAAATGAGTAGAATAGTTTGCTGGTTTAGTTGTGGAGCTGCCAGCGCAGTAGCAACCAAAATAGCTTTATCAGAAAGCAAAGGTAAAGAAGTTGTTATTGCCTATACAGAGGTTAAAGAAGAGCATTCTGACAATAAAAGATTTTTAGCTGAATGCGAAGAATGGTTTGGTCAAAAAATTGAAATTTTAGGTAACGATAAATACAACAGATCAATTTATGGGGTATTTGAAAAAAACTTTATAAGAACTCCTAAAGGCGCACCTTGCACAAGAGAGTTAAAAAAGCGCATAAGACAACGTTTTGAGAAAGTGGATGATAGACAAGTGTTTGGCTATACAGCGGAAGAACAGGCTCGTTTGGACCGTTTTATAGATGCCAATAATGATGTAGATATTTGGACACCTTTAATTGATAGAGGTTTGGGTAAAGAAGACTGCTTGGCTATGTTAAAAAACGCTGGAATTGAATTACCAGCGATGTATAAATTGGGATATCACAACAACAATTGCATAGGTTGCGTAAAAGGTGGCATGGGTTATTGGAATAAGATAAAAATAGATTTTCCTGAACATTTTGATCGTATGGCCAAACTTGAAAGATTTAAAGGTCAAACAGTATTTAAAGACAGATACCTTGATGAATTAAAGCCTACTGATGGCAACTATCCCCAAGAACCAAATATAGAATGCAGCATTTTTTGCTACATGGCAGAAGAGGATTTAAAAAATGAGTAGCAATTTAATTATTCTTACAGGCCTTATATACGCTTATATTTGTATTGAGAGTTTCTTTAAAGGCGATCTTGGGCTTGGATGGATGTATTTTGGGTATTCAGTCGCAAATTACGGTGCTTACCTATTGTCTACAAAATAATGTAAAATGGTGCGGTGCAACATCAATATAGGAGAAAGCCATGTTTACATTTGACGAGCAATACAAAAAGTATGAAGAGTTGATTAATCGCACCAAACAGGCATACGATTTTTGGTATAACTGCCTTGTTTCGACTTGGAAAGACTTTTACAAGTAATTACAACTCAAGCGGATCAAAGCCAAGAGATTGACCAACGGTCATCTTGCGTCTTTTAAAGGTGGCATCATGAAGTGTCCATTTGCCTGATTTATGCCTAGAGCAATGAATCATTTCATGCGCCATCGATCTGACAATCGTGTCATACCAGCCACAACGAGCCTTTGAAATACAAAAAATATGCGGCCTTGATAACGATTCATCGAACTCGTAGGTTGCCATTACCTGGTGATCATCCACTATTTCAAAGCGGCACATCTCGCTAGGTGGTAGATCCCACTTTGTAAACGGTTCGCATTTAGCAAGCGTTAAATAGATGCATTCAAGAATTTTAGGGGTGATCTTCATACCTTATGTATCTTTCCTCGAAACTCTACCTCGTCCTCTCCCCAAACCCTAATCATTTCAGGCTGTAACAGTCTAGAGCGGTCAAAAGATAGCATTACAAAGCCACTATTCCAATCTTTAGGGGTATCTTCAGTATAAGCAAACTGTTGCCCATGTAAATCGGCAAGCGTTCCTGTCTGAACTCCCCACCGAGTTCCATTAAAATCCCCAACTGGCATACAAGACAGATGATGCGTATGGCCTGTAATCATATTGACACCGCTATTAAGTGCGTTGGCCCTTCCTGCGCTAAAACCACCCTTCCAACGGTGTTTTATACAAGTATCCTCATTAACCCAAAAGGACCAGCAAGGCAGCCAGGCTGGGAAATGTTCTTTTAGGGTAGTGCCCACAACACCCTCAAAAGCTGGCAAATTTTCAATAATTCGCATTTCCCAGCGAGCATCATGATTACCCAAGGGCCAATACAGTTTTGCGCCTTTAGCTATTGCCTCTATTTCACCTAAATAGTATTGAACAGCCTCAAGTTCTTGTTTTACGGTTGGTAATTTAGACCAATCTTGCCTTGGAAACCTGCTAATTGAGGCCCCATCTAGTGCGTCTCCGTTACAGACAATAGCCGTTGGACGGAACTCTTTAATCATTTCTAGCAAGGCTTTAAAGGCTGTGGTGGTATCGTCAGGCCAAAAGTGAGCATCGCTAAACACTATTACTCTACCTTTGTCAATATCTAAACCCCTGCGAGTATTGCCTACAGTCTGCTCTGTTTTCTTATATTCGTTGAGTCTTTGGTCATTAAAGCTGGGTAATTTAATTTGAAGTCTTGTTTCTATGGAGCGCCTGCGGTTATAGACAGCCCTTTCAGACATTGCATGGATTTTGGCAAAAGTAAGTGGTGAACCAATCTTATTCCACTCGGTTATAAATTCATCATCTGATAAAATATATCCACCCATATAAGCCTCATTTATGATAAGTTATGAAATACTAACCTAAAATTAAAACAAATCAATGACTTATTACGCAAAACGCACTGATGCAAATCATAAAGAGATTGTTAATGCTTTTAAAGACTTAGGTTGCAGCATTTTTGATACATCAAGAATAGGCATGGGCTTTCCTGACGTTATTATTGGGAAGAACGGTAAAACGGTTTTAGTAGAAATAAAATCATCTGAAAAAGCCAAGTTCACAACCGCACAAGACCTTTTTATGATGAATTGGAAAGGCTCTACTGTTTGCAGGGTGCATGATTTGGAGGGTGTCAAAACTATTGTGAAAGTTCTTGACAATCACAATGGATAAGGCAAAATATTGAAACTAGAACTTTTCTAGTCTTTTTGATCAAAAGGAAATTAACATGGGTAAGATGGACGCAGAAGTATTTAAGTCTGGTGCAAGTGGCGAGAAAGTTCCTAAGGGTGCTTTGTCTAGCGACACAACTGGCGAGCGTAAAATGAAGATTACTGGCGGTGTTGGTATGGGTAAGGCTGATGCAATGGGTAGCCGTCCTCTAAGCCATGCTGGTAACTTTGAAGGTAAATTGGGCGAAATGAATGATGGCAATATGGGCGAGCGTGAGTGCTATTCCCATAAGCGCTATGAGCATGCCCAAGACGGCAAGTAAATAAAGGCGAAGGGCCTACAAGCACGTGAAACTTGTAAGCCCTTCTAACCACTTAGTAATCGGAGAACTAAATGGCTGGTATAGATTCTAAAGTTAGCTGTAAAGAATGTCGATATTATCGGAATGCCGATATTATGGGCCGTTGCCACCGCTTTCCTGAAGCTGTCAATAAAACTATGAATGATTGGTGCGGTGAGTGGAAGTCACTGATTCCGCCACCAGTTATTGAATATATGGTTCAAGATTTGGCCAATCAGCCAAACGGAGCAAGAGCCAAAATCTTAGAAGAAGCAGCAAAGGTTCAACCCAAGCCTAAAGGCAGACCTAAAAAGGTTGAAAATGCCATCTAACGCACATATAACTATCGAAGTTGACGATGATGGTTTTGTTGAGTTTATTTGTAAATCAAATGGACCTGACGAAGCCCACCGAGTCATGATAGAAGTTATGGATTTAATTGACCGTTTTAATGGTCACAATGCAATTAGTCCAACTGAAACGCATGGTGTGCAATGAAATTACAACCTTTAAACGATAAAATAGTAGTAAAGCCTGAAAAACGGCAGCTTAGTTCCATTATTTATGTTGAAAACAAGGAAGTTGACAACATGGGAACGGTTGTCGCTGTTGGTCTTGGCAAGAAAGTTAATGGACGCAGAGAGGCTATGCCTATTACTGTGGGAGCTTATGTTCGCTTTGGAACAATGAATGACAACGCTAAAGACGAATATTTAAAATATTTTGAGTATTTTGAAGATGGTGAGCGCTATCTCGTTATGAGTTGGCAGGACATTTGTTTTGAACAGGAGATTGCATAATGGAAGATATTGTTACAAATCAATCGCTATTAGAAAAAATAATGGCGCATTTTGGCTGGTATAAGGTTAAAAAAGTTGAGTTTGAGTTTGAGAGCTTGGATATTACTTATTCTTTTAACAGTAAAAAGCCTGAACCTACTTTTCCAGTAAAGCCAGCCCTTAAAAAGGCTACCACTAGAAAGCCAAAAAATGACAACTAAACCTGGCTTATATGCCAATATCCATAAAAAGCAAGAGCGGATCAAGCGTGAAAAGGCGGAAGGCAAGCCTGTGGAAAGAATGCGTAAGCCTGGCACTAAGGGCGCTCCTACTAAGCAAGCATTTATTGAATCAGCTAAGACTGCGAAAAAATAATGGCTACTAAAAAACATGACAAACCAATCCCTCATAAAACCACAGGGAAAGACAAAACATACAACCCAACCGAAAAAGGCGCTGGTATGACCGCTAAAGGTCGTGCTGAATACAACGCTAAAAACGGCAGTCATTTAAAGCCTCCTGCGCCAAATCCTAAATCAGAAAAGGACAAAGGCCGTAAGGCTTCTTTCTGTGCAAGGATGGAAGGTGTAGTTAAAAAAGCCAAAGGTCCAGCTGAAAGGGCCAAAGCATCACTTAAAAACTGGAACTGTTAATCATGCCACTCAAAAAATCCGCAAGCGAAAAAGCATTTAAAGAAAACATCAAAACCGAAGTAAAAGTTGGTGGTAAGCCTGTAAAGCAGGCAGTTGCCATTGCCTATGCCGTTAAACGTGAAGCAGCTAAGAAAGGAAAGAAAAAATGAACATTAAAGATTTAGAGATGGAATTTACCCACACCGCTGGCGAATTAGAATTGATTCTTGCTGGCCTGCGCAAGTTACCTATGGAATTGGTTCAAGAATTGCATACAAAAATTATTAACCTTGCAAATCAAAAGGTTGCAGATCATGTGGCAGCAAATGCACAAGCAACCCCTGAAACTCCTGCGGAAACACCTGAACAGTGAAAATTGAACAGCGCTCAATAGAGTCGTTAATTCCTTATATAAACAATAGCCGAAAGCACTCTGATGACCAGGTTGCTCAAATTGCAGCCAGCATTAGAGAGTTTGGCTGGACTAATCCCATATTGGTTGATGGCTCTAATGGCATTATTGCTGGGCATGGCCGTCTGCTTGCTGCTAGGAAGCTGTCTATGGATAAAGTTCCTGTTATTGAACTTGCCCATTTATCAGAAACTCAAAAAAAGGCTCTTATTATTGCTGACAATAAGTTAGCTTTAAACAGCGATTGGGATACAGAATTACTTACAATCGAGTTAAATGAGCTATTAGCAGATGATTTTGCGCTAGAGATACTGGGCTTTGATAAAGATGAATTAGACGCTTTATTGAATGTAATAGATCCAACAGAGGGATTAACAGATGAAGATGCTGTTCCTGATGCTCCGCTTACACCTAAATCGAAGATGGGCGATATATTTAGTCTTGGAAACCATCGTCTTATGTGCGGTGATTCAACTTCTATTGATAGCGTAGAAAAGCTGACAAACGGCTTAGTTGACATATTAGTTACCGATCCGCCATATAACGTGGCATACGAAGGCAAGACTAAAGACGCATTAACTATTCAAAACGACTCTATGGGAGACGAAGCGTTCCGCCAGTTCCTAAGAGATGCTTTTGTAGCGGCAGACGCTGTAATGAAGCCAGGCGCTGTGTTTTATATATGGCATGCTGATTCTGAGGGTTACAACTTTAGGGGTGCTTGTAAAGACGCTGGCTGGAAGGTCCGTCAATGCCTAATATGGCAAAAAGACACAATGGTTATGGGCCGTCAAGACTATCATTGGAAACATGAACCTTGTTTATACGGCTGGAAAGACGGTGCTGGGCATCTATGGGCCTCAGACCGTAAGCAAACCACCCTTATAGAGTGCAAGCGTCCAAAGCGTAACGATATCCACCCAACTATGAAGCCAGTAGAGCTTATGGAGTATCAAATACTGAATAACACCAAAGGACAGGATTTGGTGCTAGACTTATTTGGTGGCTCAGGGTCTACCCTAATTGCTGCTGAAAAAACAGGCAGAAAAGCGGCTTTGATGGAGCTAGATCCTAAGTATTGTGACGTCATTATCAAACGATGGCAGGAATTTACTGGAAAGCAGGCAATCCATATAGAATCAGGCCTAGAGTTCGATAAACTTTAAACATTTTCCGTTAATAAAAGATGCAAGAACATATTCCTACTGAAAAGACCAAAGTTCAGGTTCTGCAAGCCGCAGGGCTTGGGCTTCCGCATGAGCAGATTGGCGCTTTAATTGGTATATGCGACAAGACCTTACGCAAGCATTATGAAATAGAACTTGCGCTTGGTAAGGCTCAAGCGTCCGCTAAGGTGGCCAATTCTTTGTTTAATAAGGCTATAAAAGGCGATACAACGGCAGCTATTTGGTGGACCAAGGCTCAAATGGGCTGGGGTGAAACCAATACAACCAAGCTGGCCAACGCAGACGGTTCAAACATAACTGGCTTTGAGATCATCCTAACCGATACTGATGGAACAAGATCAGAGGCTTAACCAGGTTCTTGCTAAGGCAAGATTCCCTAAAAAGCTGGAAGTTCTATTTAATCCGAAGAACTGCCGTTACCGCATACTTTACGGAGGGCGAGGCGGATCAAAGTCTTGGAATATAGCCAGGGCTTTGCTTATAAAAGGTTTTAGAAGCCCACTGCGTATTCTTTGTGCTCGAGAGTTTCAAACGTCCATTAGGGATTCGGTTCATAAGCTATTGTGCGACCAAATAGAAAACCTAGAGTTAGGCTGGTATTACAACATTACGCAGAACTCTATCGTAGGCAAAAACGGCACAGAGTTTACCTTTGTTGGCATTAAAAACAACACCAACAACGTAAAATCTATCGAAGGAATTGATATTTGTTGGGTGGAGGAAGCGCAAAGCGTAAGTTCAAATTCCTGGAATGTATTAATACCAACAATCCGAAAGGAAGGCTCGGAAATATGGATTTCTTTTAATCCTGAGCTAGAAACAGATGAAACCTATAAACGCTTTATATTGAACCCACCGCAAGATTCTGTGGTGCAGAAAATAAACTGGTCCGATAACCCTTGGTTTCCTGAGGTGCTGGACTTAGAGCGCCAGGCCCTTAAAAATAGGGATATATCCGCTTATAACAACGTTTGGGAAGGTATCTGCCGCACCCAAATAGATGGCGCTGTATTTGGCAAAGAGATGGAAATAGCCGAGCTAGACGGCAGGATTACTAGAGTGCCTTACGATCCAATCAAGCCTGTCCATGCTGTGTTCGACCTTGGGTGGGCCGACTCAACTGCGGTGTGGTTCGTCCAATTTATAGGAATGGAAATTAGGGTTATTCGGTATATAGAAGACAACCAAAAAACCATAAGCCATTACCTAGCGCAAATGCAGACCTATGGCTATGTGTATGACACCTTATGGCTACCCCATGACGCTGCCGCTAAGAACTTAGGAACAGGCAAATCGATTGAGGAAATTGTGCGTTCTACTGGTTGGAAGGTGCAAATACTAGACCGAGTTCCTGTAGTTGATTCTATAAACGCAGCAAGAACAATATTTGCCAAATGCTATTTTGATAGGCAAAATTGCGAAGAAGGCTTACAATGCTTAAGACATTATCGCTATGACGTTGATCCTGAAACTGGCACATTCAGTCAGAAGCCAATTCATGACCAATATTCGCATGGCGCAGATGCATTTAGATATATTGGTTTGATGGTTAATGAGCCTAAAAAGCCTAAGCCACAACGACAAAATTATGCCCAAGTGGGCAGTTGGATGGGATAAATATGGCAGATTACGATAGCATCAACGACATGGAAAACGACTCAAGAATTGAGGAAGCTAAACAGTTCTTGCGCCTTTGCGGTGATGTAGATTCAAATAATCGAGCCGAAGCCTTAGATGATGTCCGTTTTGCTGCTGGTGATCAATGGCCTGTAGACGTTCAAAATAGCCGAGTTTTGGAAGCTAGACCTTGCTTAACTATTAACAAGGTAGACGCTTATATTCGTCAAATATGCAACCAACAGCGCCAGCAACGTCCAAGAATTAAAGTGCATGGCATGAATAACGAGACAGACGCTAAGTTAGCCGAGATTCTAACTGGTGTATGCCGTCATATAGAAACACAATCAAACGCTGATAATGCTTACGACGCAGCCTTTGAATATGCAGTAAAGATGGGTTGGGGATATTTTAGGGTTACTACTGATTATGTGTCAGACGATACATTCGAGCAGGAAATCTATATCCGTCCTATTGATAACCCTTTTACCGTATATTTTGATCCAAATTCCCAGCTGCCAGACGGTTCTGATGCTGAACGCTGCTTAATTACTACCGTATTAAGTAAACGAAACTTCAAGGTCCTTTACCCTTGGGCTGAGGTAGATCAAGGTTTCAGTAGCAGAGGCACTGGGGATACCAACAATGAATGGGTAATGAAAGAGGATATTCGGATTGCCGAGTATTTCTATACCGTAAAAGAGCCAGCCAAACTTTACTATTTATCCGATGGCACTAGCGTTTATGAGGACGAATACAAAAAGGTTAAAGACTTGCTAGAAGAAGCTGGTATCGAGGTATTAGACAAGCGAGACAGCTACAAAAAGAAAATCAAGTGGTGCAAGCTAACAGCCATGCAAATCCTGGAAGAAGGCGAGTGGGCTGGTAAATATATTCCTATTATTCCTGTATATGGCCAGCAAGTTATTGTGGATGCCAAACATAAGAAATTTGGCTTGGTTCGCTTTGCTAAAGATCCACAGCGGATGTATAACTATTGGGCTACCAGCTTAACCGAAACGGTAGCTTTAGCGCCAAAAGCCAAGTGGATTCTTGCTGAAGGTCAAGACGAAGGTCATGAGAATGAATGGGCTATGGCAAATATTAAAGCCAGCCCTTATTTGCGCTACAAGCAGACCGACACAGAAGGCCGTATGGCCCCTCCTCCTACAAGACAGGCCCCTGAGCAACCACCTACAGGAGTTATGGCTGCTTTGGGCGGTATGAACGCTGATTTGCAGGCTGTGGTGGGTATATATGATCCTAGCCAGCTACCGCAGGGCAACCAATCAGGTAAGGCTATCCAAGGTCAACAGCAACAAGTTGACATGGTTAATTACCACTACTATGACAATTTGACTCGTTCTATTGCATATTGTGGCCGTATTATTTTGGATTTAATTCCTAAAATTTACGATACAGAGCGAGTTTTACGCATTATTGGCGATGATGGCAAACCTGAACTTGTTACATTAAACCAACGGTCTGTGGACGAGCAAGGTGTAGAAAAGATTCTAAATGACGTATCTGTTGGCAAATATGACGTTGTCATGGATACAGGCCCAGGATACTCATCCAAGCGCCAAGAGGCTGTAGATGCCATGACCAGCCTATTTGCTGCCGATCCTAACCTCGTTCAGATAGCTGGTGACTTATTTGTGCGTAATATGGACTTCCCAGGCGCTGACGTTATTGCTGATCGTTTGGCTGCTATGAACCCAATGTCGCAAATTGACGATAAATCGCCTATTCCGCCACAAGTTCAGATGCAACTAAAACTCAATCAACAGCAACTCCAGCAAGCACAGCAAGCTATTCAGCAATTACAGCTTGATATTAAGCATGGCGCTACCGTTAAACAGCTGCAGGAAGAAGCTGAAACCAAGCGAGAGCTTATGCGTCAAACAGCTAAAGCGCATGATATTGAAATGCGAGACGTTACTAAGCAAACTGATACGGTTATTAATAACCAAACCAAGCTGGAAATTGAACAACTTAAAGCTAATTTGGCTTTAGTTTTGGCCCACTTAAATTTAAGAACAGAAAAGGCAGCAGAAGCCGAAGCAATAGAACGAGCAATTTAATTGTGTTTAATAAAATTTTGTGTTAAAAAGTAGCAATCTACCAATGGATTCATTGGGTTAATTCTTGGAGTATTCCATGTCAGAAGTGCAAGAGCGGTTGGCAACAAATGTAGTAACAAGTGAAAATTTAGTCGATTGGACCATGAATCGCTTAGGTTTAGCTACCGAGGAAGCGCCAGTTGAGGCTGAAGCAGTTGAGGAAACTCCTGAGTCAGAGCCGATTGTTGAAGCTGAAGGTGAGAGTGAACCAGCATCAGAACCTGAGACAAAAGTAACAGAGGAACGGAAACAAAATCCTAAACTCGAGAAAAGATTCTCTGAGCTTACTAAAGCTAGAAAAGAGGCAGAAGAGAAAGCTGCCAAAGCACTAGCCGACAAAGAGGCTTTAGAGGAGCGTTTAAGGCAATTTGAAACGGTATCGACACAACCTAAAGAAATCGATCCTGTAGGAGAAGAGCCAAAAGCGGAACAGTTTACCGATGCCATTGAGTATGCGAAAGCACTCGCAATGTGGTCAACTGAGAAGGCTTTGTATGAGCGAGACATGCAAGAGGCACAGCGTAAAGCTGCCGAAGAACAGGCTAAGATTGCAAAATCTTGGGCTGAAAAGGTAGAAAAAGCTAAACCAAACTTGCCTGACTTTGATGACTTGGTGACATCAAGTAACGTCCAGGTTTCTAATGAAATCAGAGACGCTATCTTGGAGTCCGATGTAGGCCCACAAATCCTATATGAATTAGCATCAAATACAGAATACGCTCAAAAGGTGGCAGAGATGCCATTAATCAAAGCCTTGCGAGAGATTGGGAAATTGGAGGCTCGTTTTGAAGTGCAGGAAACTGCACCTGAACCAGCGAAGAAGCCTGTTGCTGTGCAGTCTAAAGCGCCTGCTCCGATTAGTCCGCTTAAGGGAACTGGAAGTGCCGAGATTATAACTACTGATACAGATAAGTTAACTTACGCACAATACAAGGAACTTAGGAAAGCTAGACGGATTAGGTAAAACCTAATTTCTATTTAAGGAAACTGAGATGAGTAATAATTTATTAACTATCTCGAAGATCACCAACGAAGCGTTGATGGTCCTCGAAAACGAACTAACATTCACTTCTGAAGTTGACCGCAACTATGACGATCA